TATGAAAGTGTAAAGGCAGTGCTGTTTGGTGTTTTATCTCAAACCTCTCAAATATTCCAGACACACGGAATAATATAAAACCCTTTTAAATCAAGCACTTGCACGGGGAAAATTCCCTATTATTACATTATTCCATAAAAATAATATATACACCCCCTACCAAATCTGCAAATTTTTAATCATCTATCCAACATCTTTATGTGTGTTCATAAAAATATGATTTTTCTCGCTCTTTTGTTTTTGCTGGCTCATTTCCCAAAATTCACGGAATATTGTAATAATACCCCTTTTCTCGCTCGTAACCCGTTGATTTTAAAGGCTTTCCTTTTATTCCCGCCTCCAGAATAATATAAGAGGTTTGAGACAAAACACGATTTAACACCCTCTACAACCCAAAAGTAACAACTTGACAAGCCCCCCTTTTTGGGGTATAATGAACGCAGTTCATTTAAAAATGAATGTTCGGGCTTTCATACAGTATGAAACCCCAAGGGCAACCGCCATCGTGCCAAGCCCCATGACCATGTTCTTTAACAATCAATCAGGCATACACATAGCAACATCTTTATAGGTGTTGTCGTGTGTTACTCAAACCGCCGCTCGGAACTAATGTTAATACGAGAACCATGTAGGTAGAAGCAAGCGTAGAAGAAGGGACGGAACTGCGAGGATTTGGTTTGACTTTGATGTGCACGACAGACTGATGCACACGGGCTTACATATACAGCGTATTGAATCAGGCACAGGCAACTGTGCCATGACCTACAAAGTAATTTCTGTTCGACACGAACCCAATCTAGACTATCCAAGATACCCCACAACGATGTGTGACACCTCCCCATGCGAATAGGCGTCCAGTAGCCAGTCTGGTGTAAATGTGGTGTAGGTCAGTAGTGTGCGTCAACTGTGGCACCGAACACGACCGATAGCATTTACAAAGTGCAATACAAGGCACATGGTGACAAACCACCAGTGCCAACCCACTTAACTGTGCGGGGCTGGGCTTCATCAGTTTCATACTGTATGAAAGCCTTGGGCGAATCACCCAAACCCCTAATGTGGCGAAATGCAATGCGTGTAGAAAGAGTCAATAAGTCACGCAACGATGACACGCCACTAGGAACACGAACCAGTAATACGGGATATGCGTGAACAACGAGCACTATCGTGGGACAAGACCAAACATCAACAACATACAACGAGGAAACTCTCCAAGCACATCACACTGGTGTGCTTGTGGGGCAATCCTGCCCGTATGGAGAAAACCATGAACCTGCTAACCAAAACCGACAAAGAGAACCTGCTTGCCGCCATCATCCGTATGGAGCACAAATGCACGGGGTCGATGAACATGGAGGAATACGCATCGGCTGTGCGTCTGTGCCAAGAGGTGCAAGCACCGCAATTCATCACCGAGTATTTCGCTGGTAAGTTTGTCAATGGAAACACGGAGGAAGCATGAGACCAATCAACATCACCATTACACAGGAAACCGCAGACGCACTTCTATGGGCGTTGCGGGAATACCTGAACATCCGCACCCCTGTGCGTGAGTATGTGGACAAGCGATATGCCCACATGGATGAATCGTTCCGCAACTGCAAGATTGGCGATGTGCAGACCAGACTTGACCGCTTGCAGTCTTTCATCGACCGAACCCAAACACAACTAACCATGGAGAGGGAATATGAAAAAGCCAAGTAAGAGACAGTGGGTTTCATACGGTATGAAACAGACTGATTTGTTCTCGCCTGGTGCGGAACAGATAAAACAACTACACCTCAACAAATTGAGGGTGTTGCGGGAGGAATTTGTGGCAAAGATTGAGGGTAGACCCATGTCGTTTATCCCGCCACGCTCACTTGAAAGGGGAATGAAATGGAAAAAGTAATTCGTGATGGGAAGGTCGCCGTGTTGTCCACCTCTGCCCATGGTGCGGGGTGGCACACATGGGGTGCGCCTATCGAAGCCGTGTTTGACCCTGAGATGGTCGAAGCGGTATTGGCTAACAACCACAAGTTGGCAGAGGAAATTGCCAAGCGCAAGTGGTCTGATGTGTATGAAGGGGGAGTGAAGAACTTGGAGGTTGAGTGGATACCACAGGGAATGCCATTCCGCATCAGAGAGTATGACGGATTGGAGAGCATTGAGTGTTTGGGTGACATTGACTTTATCGTTGCATGAAAGGGGAAACCAAATGAATAAACTGGAACGCAAACAACTAAACGACAAACACACCCACAAACATTTTGATGGGTGGACACACTTCAACAACGCGGGGCAGCGACCCGTAACTCAGCACAAGCCAGTTTCATACTGTATGAAACAGCGCCATCGTGACGATTTGAAACTTGAAAGAGAGGGATGGAAATGAGAACTACAAACATTGCAAACCGTGATGCACGGGGGTATGTCGAACGGCGTTCGTCGTTCAAGGGGTCTAATTTGTTTGCGGAGAGGCGCAACGATGGGACGCTCTATGTTGTCTATTCATTTGGCACACACCACCCGTTGTTTGTGTTTGATGAGAACGCAGGGCAATGGTATGAGAACATGACCTACGCAAGCCGAACCACATCCAAGCACCGTAGCCAATGCCGACCCAATGGCGTGGACATTATCCCGCTACACCTCAGCGACATGAAGTATGTGGAACGGCGTGGTGCGGTGGGGTTGATTGAAGCGGCAGAGGCACACAGTAGAAGGGAGTCGCTATTTGAATCGGCATTCTCGAAACTGGCGCAGGGAATCAACGGGACTTTTATGGGAGGTGTGAAATGACTATGTTTTGTATTGTTTGTTCTGATGAAATCGACCCGCCCAAACGGGCGCAACTTGGTTACAAGACCTGCCTATTCTGTGGTGAGGACATGGCGAAAGCCGAGCGCAAGTCATGGACTGTGGTGCAAGAGTTTGGCAAGGGCGGGTATATGTTTGTGACTGCGAATGCGGCACACACTACCCTGAGAGAAACCAACCAGAAATCGGTAAGAACCTAAATGGAGGAATGAAATGAAAAAGAGCGTGTGGAAAGTAACTGGATACATCATAGACGATGGTATGGAAAACCTTTTTGAAGCGTATTTCACCGACCGAGATGTTGCCCATGAGGTGTATCACAAGGGTGAGCGTGAGTATGGGATAGCCGCAGGTTATACCAAAATGAACTGGACATTGGAGGGGTTCTACCTCGATGACAACCCACACATTGACCAGATGTTCAACGATGTAAGAGAAGCAATGGAGGAATGAAATGAAACGAATGCCATACAGTAAACCATTCAACGATTGGGAAGTGGGCAATCGCAGGCAACTGCAAGGCGCACTAAGGGATTGCCTGTTCAAAGGCAAATACCCTACAACATCATCCAGTATGTTGGCGTTGAAGTTTGACAGGGACTCATGGCGTTACGGGCGCAGACTGAACCGACTATCGGTTGGACTCATCCGTGCGTTTGGGGTAAAGCATTTTTTCCGTGGTGCGTATGTGGGGGCAGAGAATGACTGACGCACCCAACATGATGATTCGCAAGCCGTGTCCGACTTGTCTGAATCCAGACAACGAAATACTGAGGTTCAGAAGGGGAGCCAACAAATCCCGCACAACATACAGATGCACATACTGTAAGCGTGTGTTCTCGGAGTCTGTGCCTAACAAATACCAACCCAAGGGGCTAATCAAATGAAACAACCAGAGGACAACAAGACCATCGACTTCATCGGGGGCGGGGGCAAGACACCCAAACTTGTTGAGCGTTGCGTATTTTGGATTGAGTGTGCAGACAATGGCGAGGTCATCGAGTGGCGACCGCTGACCAAAACCCAAGCCGTGCGTATGCACAAATGCACCGAGCGTAATCTCCCGCCTAATGTGTCAAGACATGGGTGGGCAGTGATAGATTGACATACCCATGACAATCTGTTATAATGTAGTTTGTGTTAGTAAATTTGTGTGTTAGTCAACCAACACGGTTTCATACCGTATGAAAGGAAATGAAATGACAATCGAAGTAAGCAAACTCTCGGGTTCGGCACTCATCGTCAACCTGAATCTGTCCGTATGGACTGCACGAAAGATGGACAAGGGCGTGTCTCAAGAGATTGACCAAGCCAAGGCAACCAAGACCCGTGCAGGGAACTACCACAAGAACCTATTGGCGGGTTCGGGTAAGTTGGATGAAATCACCAAACTGGCAAACGCCATCCGCACATGGCACTACACCCACACGCAACCGTGGGGGGACAATGGGGACAGGGTGTTACCCATGACCATGTTCGTGGACTATCGTGGGCAACTGACCAACTACGAGAATCAGTTTGCAACACTGGTAAACAGTTTCCTGAGTGAATACGACACGCTGGTGACGGCGGCGGCGTTCCAACTGGGTAACTTGTTTAATCGTGAGGACTATCCCGCCCGTGAGCAAATCGTGAGTAAGTTTGGGTTTAGGTATGCGTTCACGCCACTACCTACTGCGGGTGACTTCCGTGTGGACATTGGTGAGCAGGGGCTGTCCGAGTTGCGTGACCACTACGAGGGCGTGTTGACTGAGCGCACCACGACCATGATGCAGGATGCGTGGGACAGACTGTATGACGCACTGTCGAAAATGTCCGAGCGTTTGTCTGACGATGTTGACCCAAGCACGGGTGAAACCAAACGCAAGATATTCCGTGACAGTCTGGTGGATAACGCCATAGATGTTTGTAAGTTACTCAAACATTTCAACACGACCAATGACACTAAGTTGGAAGCCATGCGTCAACAACTTGAGGATGCCATGCGTGGTGTAGATGCACAGTCATTGCGTGAGTCTGACTTACTGCGTGAGCAGACCAAATCCAAAGTCGATGCGTTGCTCGACAAATTTTCCCTGTGAGAACAGGTATCTGCGGGGCGGTTTCATACAGTATGAAACTTCCCCATTTTGTGTTTGTGTGTTAGTTTGTTCAACCCTTTGAAAGGAAATGAAAATGTCACTTTACAAATCAATCTCTCTGCAACAGACCGCTGACCTCATCGCCGCAGTCGGTGATGTTCAAACCATACTAGCGCAAGGCGAAATGGGCATTGGCAAATCATCCATCCTAAAGATGTTGCGTGAAAAGCCTGAATTCAAAGACCACTACTTCTGCTATGTCGACATTACAACCAAAGATGTTGGCGACTTCATGGTTCCGAAAATCAAAGACATTGATGGCAACGAGGTGTGTCGTTTTGTTCCGAATGAGGAATTCGGTTTGCACTTCAAAGACCGCAAGGTGGTGATGATGCTCGATGAGTTGGGCAAGGCAAAGGGTGGCGTGATGAATGCCTGTCTGCGCCTGATGCAAGAGCGTTCGTTGGGTGTGTATGACTTGCAGGGTATTGTGTTTGCCACAACAAATTTGGCTGTGGAGGGTATTGGTGACAATGTTCCGCCCCACGCCAGAAATCGTGTGACTCAGGTGCGTGTTGCTAAACCTACGGCAGAGGAATGGATGACCTATGCAATCAGTAAGGGTGTCAATCACACAGTCATTGCTACTGTGCGTGAGTATCCCGACATGATGGCATCGTTTGAGGACTACGAATCGCCAACACAAAACACCTATGTGTATGACCCCCGTGATGTTCGCCTGTCGTTTGTCACGCCCCGTTCATTGGAGAAAGCGGGTCACATCGTTGACCGTTGCTCTATCTTGGGTAAAGATGTTTTGGCTCATGCGTTGAAAGGCACAGTCGGTGACAAGGCAATGCTCAACATCCTGACGATGGTGGACATGGACGCACAGCTCGCCGATTGGGATGACATTATCAAATCGCCAACAACTGTGCCTGTGCCAAACAATGGTGCGGCATCGTGTATGTTGGTTGCCAAAGCGGTTCAGCGTATCCGTAAGGACAACATCGGTTCATGGATGGACTTCTTACCCCGTATGTCCAAAGAAGCGCAGGGCTTGTTTGCCCGTAGCGTTATGCAAGAGCGTTGCCCCAACCGTGAAGTGGCGGCGACCAATATGAAGTTTGCGAAGTGGGCGGCAGACAACAACTATATGTTTGCCCGTCGTTGATTTTTTGGCGGGGGTTTCATACAGTATGAACCCCCATTCGTTAACCAGAGAAAGAGAGGAAATCATGTTTGTTACACAACTTAATCAGATGACTGCATTGCAGAAAATTGAGCGTGCTCATGTGGAACTCATGGCGCACCAAGATACTATGGAGTATGCGGGTGTCATCATGGTCGGCAAATATTTTGTCGATGAGAATGTCCCTACTGCTTGCACCAATGGCATCGACTGTAAGTATGGCAAGGCGTTCATTGAGGGACTGTCTGATAGCGACTTGCGTGGTCTTATCTTGCATGAGAATCTGCACAAGGCGTTCCAACATACTTTCCTGTGGCGTCACTTGTATGAGCAGAACCCCAAGGTTGCAAACATGGCTTGCGACTATGTAATCAATCTCATCATCAAAGATATTGATAGGGCATCGGATGGGTTCGTGACTCTGCCCAAACAGGGTTTGATTGACGAGCGTTTTCGTGGCATGGACTCACAGGAAGTGTTTGACATTCTCATGGATGAGGGTGGGGATGGTGGCGATGAGGGTGAACCGCTTGACGAACACGACTGGGAGAGTGGCGAACAACTGACTGACCAAGAGAAGGAACAACTTCAGAAAGAGATTGACCAAGCCCTGCGTCAAGGTCAGATGTTGGCTGGCAAGATGGGTGGGCGCATAACCCGTGAGTTGGGTGAGTTGCTTGAACCCAAGGTGCGTTGGCAAGATAAGTTACGGGAGTATCTGTCTAGCCTTGCAGATGGTAAGGATGTTTCTACATGGCAGAAAGTCAATCGTCGTTGGCTACAACACGATATGTATATGCCCTCTACTGTGTCCGAGAGCATGGGGCGTATCGTGATTGGCGTGGACACATCGGGTTCGATTGGTGGGCGTGAGCTGAATGCGTTTCTCTCTGAGGTCAAGGCAATCTGTGAGAATGTGTCTCCCGAGTTGGTGGACTTACTGTATTGGGACACCTCAGTAGCGGCACACGAAGTGTATGCCCGAGACAGTCTGGACAAACTGGTGAGTAGCACCAAACCCGCAGGTGGCGGGGGGACAGACGCATCATGCGTTCCCATTTACATCAAAGAGCGTGGCATCAAACCCGAGTGCGTTGTCATGCTGACTGATGGATATGTAAGTGATTGGGGCACATGGCAACAGCCTGTGCTGTGGTGCATCGTCAATGGTTCGAGTAGCAATGCGCCTGTCGGTCAAACCATTCATGTGGATTGATGGAAACAGGTCTCAAGAGAGGAGGTCGATATGACATTTACAGAGTTGGAATTTGTTTTGGGCGTTGCGTTCATCGTGGTTGTGTTCATGTATTTTCGTGAGCGTGACCACAGGCGTGACCAGCGCAGGGAATTCACCGCAGTCTTGATGGGCTTGCACCGCAAAGAACTGGACTTGAAAGACCACGGTGATTACATTGAAATCATCAAAACAGAAGGGGGTAAATAATGAATCAGCGAATCTTGCGCAATGGTGGTGTGGTGTATGAAACCATGTGGTATCGTGGTTGTAACATCCGCTTAAATAACTACGAGCAAGCCAAGGCTCGGTATGAGTCTGTCACACCAATCGGTGGTCTGCGTAAGAAGTTGGGAGGTGACTTCCGACCCATTACTGACCGCTATCGCACATGGGAAGTGTTCATGCGAAACGGGGATGACTATGGGTTTGGGTTTAGTTCGTCTTACATAACATACACCCATGAAAAAGATGAGGATGGCAAAAATGTTGCCAAACCTATCAAACTAAATGGGACTGTATATCCCGTAGTGATGTTCTCACCTGATGGTGTGGTGACATACACCGCAAACTGGGCGAGTTCATACACGACATGGGATATTCTGGCGGCGGTGTTGCCCGATGGGATGCGGTTCGCAAAGTTTGGTTCAAAACAATACATGGAGTTGGCGCAACCTGATGGGTCATACGAATATTTCTTGTTATCGAAGGATGGACTAGCCATGCGTTTCATACCGTATGAAAGTGATGGTAAACAGTTCTTCCGTGTCCACCCTGATGACATTACCAGAGAATCCAAAATTGTCGTTGACCGTGACAAATCCAAGCGTATGGATGAGGAATTTAAAGCGTTCATTGAGTATCACAAAATGATGGGAGACCTGATTACAAGTGGTATGGATGTTAAAGACCATTGGCGTGAACGAAAGGGTTTAGCATTTTTATCATCCAACGACTGGTTGTTTCGTGAGAAAGGCGAGGACTATGGGAGTAAATGGGCTGATGCAATCGTGGCGTTCTTTCAAATCAACAACAGGGTAACGCAGAGAACTTTTTACACAATCGACATACATCGTGGCAACTTAGAGGATATTTTGAAGATGCCACGAAGCAAGTTGGTGAGAATGACTAAGCCATACAAGAGTGTGGATGTTCCGATTGGCGTTGGCTTCAGACCGAATGGGAGGACTCTATGAGAGACGAATGGGATGGGTTTACACGATACGAACGGATTGAGCGTGTCGTGTTTTTGGTGGCACTCATTGTGCTGATTCTTGATATTTTTGTTTGGAGGGCTTGAAAATGAATAACAGCAAAACACCTTTGGAGTTGATTCAGGAATTACCTGACACCAGCTTTACATCACCCAACTACCGCAGACAAGCGATAGGTGTGTTGGGCGCATTGAGCATTACGGGTGAGTATCAACACGATTCGTTCATCGATGGCATCATCCCCGTGCCGTTGGGTCTCAAGAAACTCTACGATGAAGTTAAACATAAACAACCTCACATGACATTCGTCATTTACAGAAACCCTCGGTGGCGTGTACCTTGTGGTGAGGACGAGGTGCAAATCTACAACCATATTGGCATTGCCTACACCGATGCGCCTGAAATCATGGTGGGCAAACTCATTTACGATAGGAACAAAAATGGTGAGCCAATGTTTACTGTGTGTGCAGACGATATAAAGAATGATAGGTATGCCACTTACAACGATGACTATCACAGTAAACACACTAAAAAATTCGCCAATGCAGTCAAGACTGCCAACCAGTATCTCAAGCCAAAGACGGTTCAGGCGTTGAAGGTTAACTTTGAGTCTGACCTTGAACACGCTCAATCGCAGATTACAGCCCCCGCCCAACACAAACTGTATGAGTCTTGTAGCATAAATTGGCAACAGGTAAAGGAAGAGATTGAGAGCATGATTTCATTTGACTACACACCCAAGACCACGGAGTTTCTCAAGGCGTTTAACCTAATCAAACAGGAGGGTGATGAACTCAAACGACTGTCAAAATACAAACCCAAGGCAACATTCGTGTGGCTTAAGAAAGACTCAGCACACATACTGGACTCTGATGGGACAGAGACAATAGCGACCTCCCCCGATGCCATACCAGAAGATATTCGTAACAAGATTGCCGTGTTGCAGATTGGCGCAGATAGGTCTGCGGTCATCAATGTCGGTGTCAAAATCGACAACACCAAATATTGGGTGTTCCAATGATTGACTACGGCACATGGCATGGGCTGACCAGATGCGTGAATGGTTTGGTTGGCATGAACAAACCTGACCCCGTAACAGGGGAACCCCGTGATACAGCCATGCACATCATGGAGGAGATACGCACCGTTGAAATGTGTTGGGTAGCCATGGCACAGGATGACACGAACTCAGAACCCGAGTTACTCAGGGTGCAGGTAAACCCTGATAATAAATTTGACATTGTAGACTTTACAACTGCTCGGAGAAGTGGTAGATTGCTATTTCACAATGTCCCACAAGAGGACATACCGACTTGGGTAATTGAAGCCATATCCATTCTCCGCATAGCAGACGAAAGGTCTCCTGTGCATGGCGTTGGTTTCAAAGTGTCTGACAAGTTGTATTACATCGTTGATAAGAGAGGTGAAAATGAACAATCGTAAACTGAAGTCGGTTGACAACCAACCGCAACCCGTGCCCGAACCTCGGTCAATTCTTGACCCTGATTTTAAATACTACCCTGCCGCCGCAACGGATGTGCAAAGAACTTGGCGCAAGTTTGGGTGGGTTCCCCCAAGTGAGCGGTTCAATGAAAGCCGTTCTTGAATTCAACTACCCCGAAGATGAAGACCGCTTACGATGGGCTTTACACGGGGGTAAAGCCATTGGTGCGCTGAATGTGATTCGCATGAAAATCAGTACATGGGAGAAACATGACGGGGCGAACCATGAAGAACTGATTGAACAAATCAGAGCAATGACAATTGAAACATTAACTGAATGTGGAGAGGAGTAAACAAATGAGCAAAACAGGTGGGTCAGCTTTTGGTATCGGTGGTATGAGTTTGCGTGACTACTTTGCCGCACAAGCGATGCAGGGGTGGTTAGCGACATTTCCTACCAACATGGGTTCAGATGATGTGCAAGTTGAAAAGGTGGCACAGTTTGCATACGAGATGGCAGACGCATTGATAAGAGCGAGGAACACATGACCTGCCCTGACTGCGAATACCACAAGAACCGAGCCGCAAGGTGGAGGGCTGAAGCCTACAAACTAACAGGGCATGAGGTTGAACTGCCTTGGGTTGGTCTGACAACTGAAGACATGGCAACCTGTATTGATGAACCTGCATGGGATTTAATTTTGCGTAAGGCAGAGCAAATATTGAAGGAGAAGAACACATGAGCATTGAAGAAATGAAACAGGCGCTGGAGGCGTTGGAATACATCCATACCGAAACAAGCCAAGACGAAGATGAGTTAATTCATCCAGCCATCACCGCCCTACGCCAAGCCATAGCAGAAGCAGAGAAGGAAAAGCCTGTGATGTGGGCGATGCCTGATGGCAAAACTGTAGACAAATGGGGCTTGCAGTTTTATGGAGGACAAACGGGTACACCCCTCTACACCCACCCACCCAAGCGTGAATGGGTTGGGCTGACAAAAAACGAAGTTGAACAAACTTTGATAGATCACAACATGGGCGCGCTACCTCATCGAGTTGAGTGCATCAGAGCCATCGAAGCCAAACTCAAGGAGAAGAACACATGAGTGAGCACCCAACGTTGTTTGGCTTTGGTAACGAAAAGCCAGCAGAGGACTACCCATTTGAATTCACCAAGCATGTGCTTATTGGGGCCAACCCAGACGACCCAGATGGCTACTGGAACACAAGAGAGGAGGCCATCATTAACTTTGCTTTTCAGTTCAGCGAATTAGCAACGGATGCGCAAAGCCACTTTCTTTTTGTCCGCAAAGCGCCAGCATGTTTTCAAAACAAAGAATTTGGCGGTGATATTAAATACAGAATGATTGGCCGTTTCGGGCTTGCCAAACTCAAGGAGAAAAACACATGAGCGAAGACACCCCATTTGAAACATGGCGTTTGGCAAACATCCCCCAAGTTGCCATGTCGCCAGAGATATTAAAGTTGGTTGCTCTTGCATTTGAAGGCGGTTTTGTGCGGCGTGAATGGCATAGATTGACTGATGAGGAAATTACCGCTTGTTGGGAAAGTGAAATGAATGGAAATGTTTACACAAAAAGAAGCGTTTACGAAGCCATTGAAGCCAAACTCAAGGAGAAGAACACATGAACAAAGATGACATCATTCGCATGGCGCGAGAGGCCGAGATTCCCGGAGCATGGGATTTGAATTGGTTTGATCCGTACCTTGAACGCTTTGCTAGCCTTGTTGCCGCCCATGAGCGTGAGGCTTGCGCAAAAGTGGCTAATAAATACGCTGAAGGGCTTGAGCGAAACTATTCGGAAATCATTGCCGATGAAATCCAAGCAAGGGGACAAGCATGAACATTTTGGGAATTGACCCTGGTTTGTCTGGTGCGTTTGTCGTGCTGGAAGATGGTGTACCGATTGAATGGGGAGTGATGCCGACCGTGGTCGAGGGGAGCAGTAAACGCATCAATGCCAGTTCCCTGGCCGCTATTTGGCGCAACACCAAGATTGATGTTGCCTTCATTGAAAACGTGGGGGCGATGCCTGGTCAGGGCGTGACATCGATGTTCACGTTTGGCCATGCCACTGGGACGGTGCGTGGGGTGCTGGGGGCGCTTGAGATACCAGTCAGACTAGTAACCCCTCAGGCCTGGAAGAAATATGTGGGGTTGTTGAACAAAGACAAAGATGCCGCCCGGTCGCTGGCCATACAGATGTGGCCTGAATGGAGGGTGCTGGACAAAAAAGGTGAAGGCCAAGCATTGGCTGATGCCGCACTGATTGCGAGGTATGGATTATGAACAAAGACGAAGCATTGAGGCTGGCGTTGGAGGCGTTGGAATATGCAAGCACAGGTAACCGCAGACCTGAAATTATTGCACCCGCCATCACCGCTATCAAACAAGCATTGGAACAACCAGAGCCAGAGCCTGTCCCTCAACTTGGCGATGGCATTTTTTGGTACAACACCTGCAAGTCTGTGCAAGAACATCCTGACCACGCAGAGAATGACATTTGGTGCAAAGGACAGGCAACTTGGATACAAGGGCCTTTCTATACATCCCCACCCAAGCGTGAATGGCAGGGGCTGACGGATGAGGAAGTGCAAATGTTCATTGATGCTCGTTGGGGCGATGGTGTCAACTTTACTCACTTTATCCGTGCGATTGAAGCCAAACTCAAGGAGAAGAACACATGACTGAGCAAAAGAAAGAAATCAAGATTGAGTTCGCCCCAGGTTGCTTTGACAACTTTGACGGCACACAGGAGGAACTCCAAGAGATGATTGCCCAAATCCGACAGATGGCGGCAGACGGAACACTGGAGCAAAACTCCACGCCCGTTGACCCCGAGGATGAGGAATTCATCAAGTCCATGGAAGCAAAAATCAAACCGAGACAATGAATGCCAAAGACGAAGGGGATGCCATGCCCCCTGTGCAAGGCAACGAGCGATGTGACGCTGACCCGACTGGTAGACGAACACTACATCAGGACAAGGGAGTGTTACAACCTACACACATTCAAGACGAAGGAAGTGGTGTTGACCGAACCAAAACCAAAGCGGTCACGATTCGATGGAACGAGTGGAACCCGTTTGAAAGAGCGACAGGAAAAGCCCTGAAACAACTTAACCGAAGGTACAAAAAGCAGACAGAAATTGATGGAGAGGAAGCACTGCTATGACACCAGAAGCCAAGGTCAAGCGCAAGGTAACAGCCATACTGAAAGACGCTAATGTGTATCACTTCTACGCCATGATGGGTGCATATGGTTCATCAGGTGTACCAGACATTATCGGTTGTTACAACGGTAAATTTTTTGCCATTGAATGTAAGGCGGGTAAGAACCAACCCACAGACTTACAGGAGCGGCACATGAAGAAAATCAGGGATAGCGGTGGCGTAGCCATCGTTGTCAATGAGGAGAACCTGAACACCGTTCAGGAATTGTTAGAGCAACTTAAAGGAGTATGAAAATGGGAAACATGAGCGAAGAGATGAAAAAAATTATGGCTAAATGGGATAACAAACCCGAGCCGCAAACCACAACCCAAGAGAAAGGACAACCCGTGCAGACATTGATAGACCCCAACTCGTATCGTTTGGAAATTTACAACACAATCAAAAACAAACCCAAACTAAACTGCAACCAAGTGCTGGAGTTAATGCAGAAGAAACATCCGCACATGGGGCACAGTTCTATTTCGTCACAACTGACTACCATGTTCCAAGAGTTTCTACTCACTCGTGAGCTCGTTCGTGACCAAAACACTCATAGGGATGTTTACGCATATTCCGTGGTTGACTTGAGTTTGGCTGAACAGTTGCGGCAAGAGCGTGAGCGTAGGTTGGCGAAAGCCCAAGCCCGTGCGGAACGGGCACGACAGGTTAAGGCAGAGAAAATCAAAGCCAAGAGAGAAGAGTTACAGAATCAGGCACAAATACCCCTGCCACTTGAAACTGCTCCCGCCACCCCAGCCACAGTACGCACCATACACCGCGCCGCCCTGAATGGACTGACAGCCATGCAGATTCTGCAAGGCATCAACTTTGCACAGGCAAAAGAGTTGTATAAAGAACTCAAAGAAGCGTTTGGGAGCTGACATTATGCAAGAGAGAGGAGATATGGTTGGAGCGAGAGGGGTACACATCTCGTTCGCACGGGAAGGCGATACCGTGATGCAGTTTGGGCAATACCTAATCTGCGACATGGATGACAAACAATTCATCATCGCCCATCCAAGCGGTGAGTGTGGTGTGTTTGACAAGAGCGCATTTGAATCCCATCTTGCCGCATTCTTTGGGTTGCACTTCTAATGAATGTCTTAACAGTCGATTTTGAGACTTACTACACCAGCACCGATCTTGGCTTCAAGACGCAGACCACGGAGGAATATGTCCGTGACTCTCGTTTTGAGGTCATCGGTGTGTCGGTGCAGATTAACGATGGGGAACCCATGTGGTGTTCGGGAACCCACAACCAGATCAAAGCGTTCCTAAAAACCTATGACTGGGACAACAGCATGGCGTTGGCGCACAACGCCCTGTTCGACATGGCAATCCTGAATTGGCACTACGGCATCAAGCCCAAGGCAATTGCCGACACTCTTAGTATGGCACGGGCTATCCACGGCACGGAAGTTGGTAACAGTTTGGCGAAACTGGCAACCCACTACAAACTGGGGGTCAAGGGCACTGAGGTGGTGGACGCCATGAACAAACGGCGGGAGGACTTTCCAGAGGAGCAACTCGCCCAGTATGGTCGATACTGCATGAACGATGTGTCGCTGACCTACGATTTGTTTTTACATCTGGTGCCTAAGTTTGCGATCCTGGAATTGCGCTTGATTGACCTAACCATCAGGATGTTTACAGAGCCTGTGTTGCGTCTGGATAGACCCCTGCTGGAAGCCCATCTCACGGACGTTCGTGGTCGTAAGGCAAAACTACTGGAGGCTGCCGGGGCAAACATTGACGATCTCATGTCCAACAACAAGTTTGCAGAACTGTTGCGTGGGTTTGGCGTTGAGCCGCCCATGAAGGTCAGCCCAACCACTGGTAAAGAAACTCTGGCGTTGGCAAAGAACGATGAGGAATTCAAGGCGTTGGCTGAACATCCAGACGAACGGGTGCAGACATTGGTTGCCGCCCGTCTTGGGAACAAAACCACTCTTGAGGAAACCAGAACCATCAGGTTGTTGGGGATTGCCGACCGAGGCAAGATACCTGTTCCCCTCTCCTACTACGCCGCACACACGGGACGGTGGGGTGGCGCAGATAAACTGAACTTCCAGAATTTCCCAAGCCGTGGTGAGAACGCAGGGAAACTCAAGTCTGCCATCCTTGCGCCCGAGGGTCATGTCATCATCGACTGTGACTCATCCCAAATTGAAGCCCGTGTGTTGGCGTGGTTTGCACAACAAGACGATTTGGTAGAAGACTTTGCCAACAAGCGTGATGTTTACAAGATCATGGCGTCTGCCATCTACCGCAAGGGGGTGGACGAGATCACCGCACCCGAACGATTCGTGGGCAAGACCACAATTTTGGGCAGTGGGTATGGCATGGGTAGCGTCAAATTCAAGGCGCAACTTAAGACCTTTGGGGTGGAGATTGACGATGCTGAAGCAACCCGCATCATCAACACATACAGGGAAACATATCCATGGATACCTGCGTTGTGGAAGTCTGGTTCCGCCGCCATTGAAGCCATGTCCAAGGGCAAGACCGCCAAGTGGGGGCGCAAGGGTGTGATCGACATTCGCAAGGATGGCATCCTCATGCCCAACGGACTGTTTCAGCGTTACCCCAACCTGAAAAAAGTCAAAGACAAAGATGGGAAAGAGCAGTATATTTATGACTCCCGCAAGGGTTCGACCAAGTTGTATGGTGGCAAATTGACAGAGAACATTTGTCAGGGTTTGGCACGGTGCATCATTGGTGAGCAGATGCTGTTGATTGCAAAACGGTATAAGGTAGTGCTAACTGTTCACGATGCCGTGGCGTGTGTCGCACCAGAAGCCGAAGCGCAAGAGGCTATGCAATATGTCATGGAGTGTATGCGCCATGTCCCGTCGTGGGCGCAAGGCATACCTCTAAACTGTGAGGCTGGCTTTGGGGGCAACTATGGAGCGTGTTAAAGACTCAAGATACGGCAGGGTTTTAAGAACCCACTATACCCCGTATGGCACATTGGTCGGTGCATCCGATGAATTGCGTAAGGCGTACTACACCTATGGCTACCCCAAAGACGAGATGATGCCAGAACTGCCGTGCCCACCCGTTGAGGATGAGCCATCGTATGACATAGAGCATGAGATTTGGCGGCAAGAGATATACGCCATCATTCGTGACAGATTAGATGAACTTTTACCAAGAGAAGCCAAGGTCATCCGTATGCGGTTTGGCATTGAACTGCCATGCGACTACACCCTTGATGAAATTGCTGTGTATTTTGATGTAACACGGGAGCGCATACGCCAGATCGAAGCCAAAGCCCTACGCAAACTTAAACAACCGAACCGCAATCTCTACCAACTCATAGAGGCAATAGAATGTTGAATCAAGTTAATCCAATCGTCGACTACGCCCACCCCATGATGATGGCTGAAAAACATTTGCGACTTGCCCACGATGCCCTGTTGGAGAAAGACTCTGATGTGGCGTTGGGTGAACTCATGCAAGCCATTGTTGAGGTAAAGTTGGCTATGAACTGTATCAAGTTGATGGAAGAGAAAAATGGACGAGAGACGCCGAGACCCTGACGATGATGTGATGTGCTACCGCAACGAGTTGTTGGAAGAGGTAGCCAAACGAATCGAACAGTTTGAGTTTCCATTTGGCACGGACACCGTCGCCAGTTTTGCGGCTTTGGTACGGGAAATGAAACGATGACAAAACCCCCTGCATGGAGTTACTCCAGCATCACGCTGTTTGATCAGTGCCCCAAAAAATATTACCACTTGCGGGTGGCAAAAGATATTAAGGAGCCTGAGAGCGAAGCCATGCTGTACGGTTCTGCGGTTCACAAAGCGGCTGAGGACTTCATGCGGGATGGCGTACCCATACCCGCTAAATACGGTTTCATGTTGCCCCTGTTGGAAAAGTTGAAATCCATATCTGGCGAGAGGCACTGTGAAATCAAAATGGGCATCAAGAAGGCAGATGGTCGTCTTGTGCCTTGCGGGTTTTTTGATAAAGATGTTTGGTATCGTGGGATAGCCGACCTGATCATCATCAACAAAGAAAAAGGTGAGGCAAGGGTCATTGACTACAAGACGGGAAAGAGCGCAAAATATGCAGACACGAAACAGTTGGCATTGATGGCGGCTTGTGTGTTCACGCATTTCCCCGAAGTCAAAGTTGTCAAGTCTGGTTTGTTGTTTGTGGTGAGTGATGAATTCGTTAAAGCGGATTACAAGGCTGAGACTGGGTTCAACATTTTCTCGGAGCTGGATGGTGTTTTGATTGCCAGAGAAACCGCATACGAGACGGGTGTGTTCAACCCGAAGCGTAATTTCAGTTGCAAAGCGTGGTGTCCTGTGCTGACCTGCGCTCACAATGGAAGGAATGAGTGATGCCGTACAAGAACAAAGCAGACCGTGATGCCAAACACGAATGGCAGATGGAGAAGAAGCGACCTGGGGCGCATGAGGCACGAATGGAGCGTCAAAGAGCCAGACGAGCCATAGACAAGAAATATCCTGATGACCCAAAGGACAAAGACAAGACCGCCGAAATTCGTGAGGGCAAAGATGTTGCCCATCGTAAAGCGTTGAGCAATGGCGGCAGTAACAAACAAGGTGTGCGGATTGAAGCCGCATCGAAGAACCGTTCGTTCAAACGAGACAAAGGCATGGGTGTTTTATCCGAGACCAGCGTTCGTGAACGCAAAAAGAAAAAGTGATTTGCAGAAGATCGTACTGAAGTAAGGTGTGGGTGATAGGTACGACGGGGTGCATGTTGAAATCCCTTCATTAAATAACTACACCAGCCAGCACGATGCTCCTAACCTTTCTGTCGGGAACTGGCTGACTCCTCGGAAAGACGGGGACTTTCCTCCAAACATCATGTTTGGAGTGCAACTACATTGGAGAGAAAATGGAGATCGTAGAAAACAAAGCGTTGTTGTTGACGGTGCGAAACCCTGACCGCATCACAACAGTCATACCCAAGAGCAAGGTGCTGGAGAGTGAGAACGGTATAGCCAAGGTGTTGGTGAACTGGGGTCTTGAAGAATCCATCATCCTAAAGAACTTGAAGATTAAAGCCCCGTCACCTATCACGGGTCGATACAAATGGACAGGGCTGAACAAACCGTTCGAACATCAGAAAGTCACATCGTCATTCCTGACCCTAAACCGTAGAGCATTTTGTTTTAACGAACAAGGCACGGGTAAGACCGCATCAGTTATATGGGCGGCTGATTACCTGATGAATCTTGGCATCGTCAAACGGGTGCTGGTGATATGCCCCCTGTCCATCATGGATGCGGCGTGGCGTAACGATCTGTTCAAATTTGCCATGCACCGTAAAGTCGATGTTGCCCATGGCAAACCAGAGAAGCGCAAAGAGATTGTTCAAAGCGATGCTGAATTCGTCATCATCAATTATGACGGTGTTGAAATCGTAGGAGAGGAGCTACGCAACGGTGGCTTTGACCTGATTGTTGTCGATGAAGCCAACGCCTACAAAAACCCACAGACAAGACGGTTCAAGGCACTCAACACCATGCTCACCCCCGAGACATGGCTATGGTTGTTGACGGGCACTCCCGCATCCCAATCCCCCGTTGATGCCTACGGACTTGCCAAACTGGTCAACCCAACTGGCGTCCCCCGATTTGGTGGGGCGTTTAGGGACATGGTGATGAACAAGGTGACGCAATTCAAATGGGTTCCGAAACCAAACGCCCAAGAAACCGTGCATAAGGTGTTACAACCCGCTATCAGGTTTACCAAAGAGCAATGTCTTGATCTGCCTGAAATAACCTATACCTTCCGTGATGTACCACTAACGGCACAACAAACAAAATACTATGAGTTGCTACGAAAGCAACTTATCGTTCAAGCGGCCGGAGAAGAGATAACTACTGTAAATGCCGCCGCCAACCTGAACAAACTACTGCAATTGTCTGGCGGGGCGGTGTATTCCGACAACGGTGAGGTGGTGCAGTTTGACGCAAGCAACAGGCTGGCGGTGTTGCGTGAGGTTGTAGAAGAATCAAGCCACAAGGTGTTGGTGTTTGTTCCATACAGACACGCCATTGAGGTCGTATCTGAAGATTTGAAGAAACATGGGTATAGCACGGCAGTCATCCATGGGGGCATATCCGCAACCCACAGAGCCGATATATTCCATCGTTTTCAAACCAAGTTAGACCCGCAAGTGCTGGTCATACAACCACAAGCCGCATCACACGGTGTCACGCTTCATGCCGCTAACACTATTGTGTATTGGAGTCCTGTCATGTCGGTGGAGACCTATCTGCAATGTAACGCACGGGTACATCGGGCGGGGCAGAAGAACCCATCAACAGTCGTGCATCTGCAAGGCAGTGGAGTCGAGAAACGAATGTATTCCATGCTTCAAAACAAGGTCGACATTCACCACAAGATTGTCGATCTATACGGGGAAATACTAGGATAAGGAGGTCTTGACATTGTAAAATTTGCCGCTATCATACCAATCACAGAGAGAAGGAGAACCATATGTCCGAAGACGTTTCGGCAGACAAACTTGTCGCCGTTTACATGAAGATGCGAGAAAAAAGAGCATCCCTCTTACGAGAGTATGAGGAACAAGATGAGGCTATAAAAAGCCAGATGGAAGTAGTGGAAGGCAGATTGCTTGACCTCTGCAAATCCATCGGAGCTGATAGCCTCAAGACCCAACATGGAACCATCATTCGCACGGTGAAGACCCGTTACTGGACGAGTGACTGGAACTCCATGCACAAATTCATCATGGAACACAATATGCCTGAACTGCTGGAGAGGCGGGTCAGCCAAACCACGATGAAACAACTTTTAGATGAGAAACCCGACCTCATGCCCCCTGGCATGAATGTCGATAGTCGGTACGCTGTTACCATAAGGAGAAACTCAAGTGCAAACTGAAAACATGACGGTGAAGGAGGTCGCAGACTTTTTGCGTGTCTCCCGACAAACCGTTTACACCATGGTCAAACAAGGCAAAATCCCTTGCTTCCGTGTCGGTACGAAAGTCCGATTCAAGCGTGACGATGTGCTTGCCCTGACCCAAACCAAAATCGAAACCCAACCCGTAACCACTGGAGCTGAAGATGAGTGAAATGACCCTGTTTGCCAAAGGCGGCAACAACCTCCCCGCACACCTGCGTAACCTTGAACTGGATGAGACCACGAAAGCCCTGATGGGTGGAAATGGCGCATCTGGCAAACGCATCTCCATCCGTGGTGGTGTGTTCCGCATGATTGTGGATGGCAAAGAGATTGCCCAAAATGAAGACCGCTCCATGAACATTGTGATCGTGGCGGCAAATGCAAATGTGTCCCGTAGTTTCTATGCAGGTGATTATGAAGAAGGCAAAAACATTGCCCCCGATTGCTGGTCAAACGATGGCATCAGCCCTGATGCAAAAGTCGAAGAACCCCAAGCCAGTAAGTGCGCCAGTTGTCCTCAAAACATCTCAGGCTCTGCAAAACAGGGCGGCGGTCGTGCTTGCCGTTTCAGCCAACGCTTGGCTGTGATGCTGGAGAATGACTTGCAGGGTGATGTGTATCAGTTGACACTCCCCTCACAGTCGATCTTTGGTGCGGCTGAGAATGGCAAGATGCCCATGCAAGCGTATGCTAAATTCTTGGGTGGTCATGGTTTGCCCGTCACTGCCGTTGTGACCGAGATGCGTTTCGACACATCAAGCGCAACCCCGAAGCTGACCTTCAAGGCTATTCGCCCTCTGGAGGAAACAGAGATGGCGCAGTGCCAAGAGAAGGGTCGTAGCCCAGACGCCAAGGCCGCTATCAGTCAAACCCCCGCTTCTCTGGATGGTGCGAAACCCAAAGCCGCACCCAAGGCAGAAGCCAAGTCTGATGACGAAGCCCCCGCCGCCACTGCTGATGAACCAGCCAAAGAACCCACTAAGCGTGAGAAAAAGGCCGCACCGAAAGATGTAGCCGCCATCCTCGACGATTGGGCTGAGTAAGGAGTACGGGGGGAAAGCGGATGCTGTGCAAATCGAGAGGCACTGTGGCGATACGCCCTGTTATAAGTCCTGTCGGCACAGACGTAGCGAGTACCCCCACCTAACACCATGAACAACAAAGGATACTCCCGCAAATTTGCGGATGCCAACAAGAAGGCAGACCAGTCTCATATTGGTGTGCAACTTGGACGCATCTGTATTGCAAAGGACATTCCCGTACCCGATGTGGCTGAGTACCTACAAGTATCTCGTCAGGCAGTTTATCTGTGGTTTTTGGGCAAGTCGTTACCGCACCCAATGATGCGTGACGCACTTAAAGACCTGATAAAAAACCTGAAAGCCAGACAATCCCAGTAACCCCCAACCCCTGCCGCCAGCAGGGTGTTGATTTGAGAGCGAACGATGACCTCACGGATTCCTTTTCTCTCTTCTGTTTTGGCAGAAGAGGGCTTGTACTGTGTGGTTGGTTTGAAGAAAGGTGCGCCAAGGCAAACATTCGTTGAGACAATTGAAGAGATTGATGGAGTTGTGGAAGGGCTGATTGCCCAAGGGTACGACGCCTATTTTGGATGTGCGAAATATTTACACGCCACAGAAGGGCGTACCGCACAAAACGCTAAGTGGTTCAAAGCCTTCTGGCTGGATATGGACTGCGGCGAAGGCAAACCCTACGAAACACAATCCGATGCTCTTGATGCCCTCAAAGGGTTTGTGAAGGCAACTGGACTGCCAAGACCAACACTGGTGAATTCAGGGCGTGGCGTACACGCATACTGGACACTCACCGAGCCGATCTACTACAACGATTGGAAGCCAACCGCAGAGGCTTTCAAAAAATTCTGTGCCGCATACAACCTCAAGGCTGACCCCGCAGTGACTGCGGATGCCGCACGGATTCTACGGATACCCGAGACCCTTAACTTTAAAGACGTTCCACCAAACCCGGTGAATGTCATGTTGTCATCACAACCTATAACACTTGATAGGTTCCAGTCGATTGTGGGTATCGGGGCCGATGAAGATGAACCAGACTTACCGTTTGCCAAGAATGTCCCCCGCAGACCCATGGATGCCACAACCCGTGCGCTCATGGGAAATAGCGTATCAAGATTTGGCACGATCATGCGCAAAAGCGCCCAAGGTAAAGGGTGCGCTCAACTGGTTTACATATACAAAAATCAGGAGGAGACTGAAGAACCACTTTGGCGGGCAGGATTATCTATTGCCGCCAACTGTGAAGATGGTGAGCTGGCAATACACAAAATATCTCATGCCCATCCTGAATACGACCCGACCGATACGCAAGTCAAGGCAGATGCTCTACTGGGCAAACCATACAAGTGCGCCACATTCCACGGGCTAAATCCTGGGGTTTGTGATGACTGCCCCAACCGAGGCAAGATCACATCACCCATACAGATTGGCGCATCCATCGCTGAAGCCAAGGCAGAGGACAACATTGTTGTTATGCGTAATGCGGTGTTGGAAGAGGAAGTGACGGTTGAGATTCCTGAATACCCGTTTCCATATTTCCGTGGCAAAAACGGCGGTGTGTATAAGCGGGGTATGCCCAGCGATAAAAAGAAAAAGAAAGACGAAGAGGATGATGAACCGAAAGATGAACTGATATACGAATACGACTTCTATGTTGTAAAACGCCTCACCGACCCCGATGTAGGTGAGTCATTGTGGATGCGTCTGCATATGCCCAAAGATGGCATCAGGGAGTTTTCATGCCCCCTTGCCAGTGTCACAAGCCGTGACAAATTTAGGGATGTGGTGGCGTATCAGGGTGTAACCGCATACAACGCAAAACTGGATGGACTTATGGGATATGTAACTCGCTGGGTAAACGAACTGCAACAAATGACCGAGGCTGAGAAGGCACGGCAACAGTTTGGGTGGCATGAGAATGACACTAAATTTATTGTTGGCAACCGAGAAATTTCAGCCACTGGGGTTTCATACAGCCCTTCTTCAAGCGCAACAGCAGATGTTGCCACGTTATATTCCAAGAAGGGGACTGTCGCTGAATGGGCAAAGGTTGCCAACATTTACGCTGGTAAAGGCAATGAGGTTCGGGCTTTCACCCTGTTTGCAGGGTTCGGGTCTGCGCTTTATAAATTCACCAAACTAAGTGGGGCAATCATCCACCTGACCAACAACGGGTCTGGCGTGGGTAAGACCACCATCCAGCACATGGTCAACAGTATATGGGGTAGACCCGTAGAGACATTGTTGAACCAAGAGGACAAATACCTCGCCCGTATGCACCGCATATCCGTCTTGGGCAACATAGTTGCGACCATTGATGAGTTGACAAATATGCCTGACGAAGAGGTCAGCAACATGGGTTACAGCATCACCCACGGTCGTGGGCGAAACAGGATGCAGTCCCAAGTCAACGCAGAACGAAGCAACACCATGCGGTGGGCGCTCATAGCCATCACATCTGGCAACAAGAGCCTGTATGACCAACTGTTCAACCTCAAGGACTTTCCAGAGGGCGAACTCATGCGGATATTGGAATTTTCTGTCTCCAAGACCGACAACATGACCAAGGCGCAGTCGGACGAAGCGTTCAACCCCATGTATGAAAACTACGGGGTGGCGGGTGAAGTGTTCATGCGCTATGTCATAGCCAATCTACCAGAGGTCAAAAAACTGCTCCAGCGTGTCCAACGCAAACTGGACAAGGCGGCGGGGTTCACTCAGCGTGAACGGTTCTGGTCAGCTACTGCGGCTTGCGCCATCACATCAGGCATCATCACCAAGAAACTGGGTCTGCACAATATTGATGTGGCGGCAGTCTACGAGTGGGCAGTGCATGAGTTAGGTCGTATGCGTATTGAAGTACGCCCAGGAGTTGTTGGGCCGCTGGCGCACCTGGGTTTGTTCTTAAACGCACACAACAACAATATGTTGATCGTCAACAGCACAGTGGACAAACGCTCAGGGCTGATGGATGCGCCCGTGCGGGAGCCAAGAGGCGAGTTAATTACCCGCTACGAGCCAGACACGAAACTGTTGTTCATCACCACCAAGACCCTGCGTGAGTGGTGCAGTGAGAATCAAGTGTCCTACAAGTCTCTGGTGGATGACCTCTACAAGATGGGCGCATGTCAGGGTTCCATAAAGAAAGCCATGTCCCGTGGGTCTGATATGTCCACCCCACCAGTGAATGCGCTGGTCGTGGATTGCACAAAAGCAACAGCCCTAGACCCTGAAGACAAGACCCCACTGCCTTCACCCGCAGATGACGATATTGAATAGCGGAGTGCCAGTTGTAATAGAATGGCACAAATTCGCAGTTGGCAGCTCGTTTTATATACCTACGCTAACGCCCGACACGCTGGCAGAGGATATTAGACAGGCCGCCAAGGAGCGAGGGATAGTCGTAAGACACCGTTTCTCCAAAGAGGGCGGTACATACGGGGTAAGGTTCTGGCGGATTAAATGATCTTGTGCTACAGTTCGCTCGGCAACTTGATCTCCTCTCTCTGTATGTAGTTGCTCTGTTACCCCCCGGTTCACGCCGGGGGTTTTTTTATTTGAAGATTTCTTCGGCAGAGTCAATCAACTCATTACGCATCTTCTTGTTTATCTCAATACCCTGATACATATCTCTGGTGATGGCGTCTCGTGCCTTCACAGATTTATTGATAGTATCTTGGCTGATCTTCAAGTCAGGGTGACGGTCGCCCAGCGCAAAGAGTTTGTCCTCAAGCGCATCCATACGGTCTTGGTCGCCCATGTTGAGTGCGATGTAATATTGTTTGAGCAGTTTCTTTGCCTGACCAACGGTGGCGTCCTCTTTGCTCTTAATGTATGAGTTTTCCTCATATTTAGTGAGCAGGTCAGCAGGAGCAAAGCCCAGCACTTGCATGGCGGCGTTGTAGCCATTCACCTCACCGACCATATCACCCCGCAGGGTACGTGCGTCTTCGGTGGCGTAACGGAATGCTTTCATGGGGTTCTTGAGCGACACAGGGAGCATCGTCTCCACACCACGATAGAACTGCCCCTCCCCAATCAATTCCTGACCACGGAACACGTTGTTTACCACGGCATAAGGCGCACCCAATATGTTCTCAAGGAACTGAGATAGCACAGAGGCATCAGCCTTGTCACCCTTTTGGTCACGATAGATCAGGTCAGTCCAGCCCACACGGTCAGCGATGCCAAGGTTGGTGACGTAGTTGACGGGGCCTTTGAACAGGAACTCACCAAGATACTTACGCATCACCTCGTCGAACTTGTCCTCGTCGTCATCAGCGAAAGCGTCATAAGCCATTTGAGCAACCCAGTATAAGGGCATACCCTTAACGCCAGCAAACAACCCCGACATGCCATAGATTCCCAACAGTTGGCGACGAGCCGCCATAGCCAATTCTCGTTGTTCAGGTGTGGCATCAGGAGGCACAGGCAACGATCTACGGATTGTGTCGAACAACATGTAGTACATGGTGAAGGCGAACCGCTTGAACACCGTCAATACCTTACCCAAACTACTATGCCCGATACTGGGGGCAGATTCCGCATGACCAGCGCCGTGCGTGAACTCAACCATACGGATGGCTTTGTCGATGGCTTGGGCTTGCGCCGCTTCACCAGTGATGCCTTTACCTTTCAGTCGATTCATCTCCAAGTCAAAAGCGGCAATTGCCGTGACCTCACGGTTCATGCGTTCGGCATGATGGAAGAGGAACGATGAATATAGGGCTGTTCTTTCAGCCATGGTTTTAAACTTGGTCGGGTCAGCACCTGACATGTTTGACGCTTCCAAAGCGTCACGGGCGGTAGATGTTTGCAAGAAGCCAAGGTCTTTGAGCCGTTGCACCAGAGGAGCATACTGAGGAGCCTTGCCAGAATTGACAAGGTTCTCAATGGACAACATGGCGTTCTGTTCTGTTTTTTCCCCGTTAATGTCGGTGACAACCCGTTTCAATTGCGACGAACTATACAATTTAGTTGCCGCCATCAAAGCCTTACCAGCATCGGTAAAGCCATACGTACCGCCCAGCTGCGGAAATACAACCATCGGTGTCTGCAACACGTTGACCAGTGCTGAAGATACGTTGCCAGCCAAGTTAAAGTAGAACGCACCGCCACTTGCCCATCGTGCCCATGCCTCAATAGTTGGCTTCATGGCAAACGAATAACGGGCATCTAACTCTTGCACAACCTCTTTTGCACGAATGTTGTCTTCACCACGCAGCTGATTGGCCTTCTGCGCCATGCCATCCAAAAGACGTTGTAGTTTGTCAGAGTAGCGCATGCGGGCTAGCTGCCCCACCAAATTGTTGGTGACATTGCGAAAAGCGGTAGCGGCGTTTTCTTCGTAACCCAAAGTGCCTTTACGAGCGTTGAACGATTTGAGAACGCTGGTCTCAGGCATGGCACTGATGATCAACTCCAAGAATTTTTCCACCGCACTATCGTCAGCACCACCCTCTTTCATAATCTTGATGATTTGTGCGGCAATAGTGCCAGTGGGGGCACGACGGGCAATCGCCCCCTCAACCTTCACATATTCATCAAAGTCACTGTTGCCTTCGGCTTCTTTCGCTTTACGGGCAAGTTGGCGTTCAACCTGACTGTTGTACAACTCACGTACAAGTTCGCCATCTTTGTTTTTATATTCCAGCCAGAATGAACCCTGACGATACAACGGTGCATAGTGGTCAATACCCTTGGCGATGATCATGCCAATCACCTTCTCATATGCACCTAGAGCCGCCTTATGTTCTGGCGTACCTTCTTTATGCACATCTACCAAATTGGCATAGAGCGATGACTGCAACTCTTCAAACAGTTTCTTATACGCACCGAACAAATCATGATACAGTTTTTTGCCTTCTGGCGTCAAAGAGTTGAACTCTTTTTGGAACTGAGCGTGCAGTTTGGCTTTCTCAGAGTTGGCATATTTGCTGGCTGGTGCCTCTGGGTCAATGTCTTCACGGGTGTGTTCGTGAACCATCTTTGTCCATTTGGCAAACTCAGGTTTGGTACTGAACTCCTGCAACCGCTTGTCGAGCGGCATCAGTTTCTCAATCAGGTTCTCACGATAACCAGCCATCTCGTTGACCGTATCGGCAAAGTCAATGGGATTCTTGGCGGCTTGATCGGCAATCGCTTTGGCTTGTTTACGGGCGTCGGCCTCGACCACACCTTCTTTGAGCAAGCGTGCCAACTCACGGTTGAACACCCCACGACGGAACACCTCAGCGCCAACCTGCCCAACAGCCGACAGGTTCAAGAATTTCTGCAACCCACGGCGCAGACTCATCCCCGTATTCTCCATCGCACCAATGAATCGTGCGGCCTGTTGCGGGGTCATTTTTGTGCCAGACTGCAACACTTTATCCAACCCCTCAAAAATTTTCTGAGGAATATTGCGTCCATGAATGGCTTGGGCATACAACGTATCCCCACTGCGGCTATCTGGCGGGGGGCCAACGATGGCATCCAGTAGGCGATCAACCTGATCTAAGGTGGGCTCCATGCGGTCAGGCATGCGGAAGAACCGACGAATGGTGCGGATGATCTTGTCCCACAACGACAAAGTGGGTACTTCAGATCGCTTTTCTTTCAACTGGGTGCGGAAGTCATCGTTGCTCCACACCTCTGCCACAAACTCTTGTAGGTTCCTTGCCCCATACGCACCGTCGATGTCCGACTTGACCTGCTCAAACACCTTGTTCAGTTGACGGGTGATGGGGTGGGACGGGTTGGCGATGATGTGAGACAGACCTGCATGGCTTGCTTCGTGAATCAGGTCGTAGTCCGTAGCGTTGTTTGGCAGGTAGATTGTGTTGGTCTTGGGGTCGTACATGGACTTCTCGGCGCCATACACAACCTTTACATTCCCCAACACGCTCGCCAGTGTTTCAGCTATACGTGTTAACCGCGCGTTGTTTATAGAGTCAGCAAATAGACCCAAGGCCCGAACCAGATTGCCCTGTTTAAGCGCCGCCTCAACCGCAGGGTGGAGCGATGTGGACAGTGCGGCAATCTCTGGTGACGCCAAAAGCGCATTCAGATCAGAGTCAAGGATGGGTGCGAAATCCTCATCAACGGTCTGCATTTCACTGATGGCTTTACGTGCCATCTTTTTGGCTTCCGAACGGGTACGGGCTTCCTGTTTGATGCCGTAGTTCTCCAGCTCCTGTGCCGTGGTGAGTTCAACTGGTGCCGCCTCTATGTCTTGTTTAAGAGCGGCTTTGGCCTTCTGCCTTTTCTCCAACTTACTGCGGTATTGTTTGGAGCGTTCGTCCTCTTTCTTGTACTGGGCAATCCACTTGTCCAGATACGCCACATTCTCAGGTGTCAGGTTCTCTCGTGCCCATTTCTCAGCGTTTTTGGCATGCACTCCACCTTGCCCAACAAACATAGCCGCTTCTCTTTCGGTTCGGAACGCAGGTTCCGGGCCTTGAGGCGACTTTTCAAACGCCTTCATCTTGGAGTTACGGTAGGCGGTGGGTTGAAACACCAAGTCGTTGGCGATGTTTCGTAGAGCAGTTTCGGTATCAGCACGCCCGAAATAAGCACGGGCGTCTTTGTTCATAGGAGGCAAGTTAGGCGTGTCAAGGCTGGCAACTTTAGCGTTGTCTGATTCGTTATCGACATACGCATTCTCAGGTATTTCAGTGTCCTCGATTGTTTCGCCTTCAGTTGTTCCACGTGAAACATCCTGTGGTTCGACCTCAAGGTCAAACTGTTTGGTCATCTCCAGCAGTTTGGCGGCACGGTTGTAACCAATACCCAGTTCAGCAGCCAACTCCTTGGGGTCGGTAAAACCCTGCTGATACAACGAAACGGCAACCTCAAACAGGTTATCCTGTTTGGAAAACTGATCGACCATATCAGCTTCACGCTGGGCTTTTTCCGCACGTTGGAGCATCCCCCATGCGGCGTCTACCGATGCCTTATCTACTGAACGGGGCTTTCCTTCTGTTCCTGTTGTAGCCTGTCCAACATCCGTTGCAGGACGAACCACTCCATCTGACTTAGGTGCTCCAACTCCTGCGGGGGCGGCTCCTGTATCGGACTTGCCAGCCACGCCAACGCCTGCTCCACTTGGTTGTTCGATAGGTTTTGCAACACTGGGCGCTCCTTTCAATTCGGTACGAGCCGCAGTCACATACTCAGGATTTAACTGTCCTACTAACTGGTCATACGCTTTTTCATCAACTTTACCCATGAAGCCGGGAGCCTCAATTGTTTTGATGAACGTACTAACACCTTCAGGTGTAGTTAGATCGGCCCCTATTAGGGTTTGAGCGGCCTTAGACTTAGGGTTAATACCAACAGACTTGAGAGTTTCAACGTCAATGCGCTGTTGCGCTTGGAAGAGACCCTGTTCATCGGGGACAGCCGTGGCAAACGCACTTGTCTGCGCCTTCTTTGTATCGAGAGCGGTCAGGGCTTCTTGTTTCTGTTTGATGGCGGCATCTAACTCAGCATAGGCTTCTGAACCTGGACGTGCGGCATCCATACGGGCTTGTAATTCAGCCAACTCATCTTTTGTATATTTGAAAGCGGTAGACAGCTCCTCTTCCGTTATCGGGGTGTCCATACGACCAGACACCAGAGCGTCAATTCGCTCCTGCAAGGGGGTAGTGATACCTTGTTGTGCCGCCTCTTGTTCAGCCAGAGCCTTCTGCGCCTCTTGAGTATTTCGGAAGTCGGCCCTTTCACGACGGGCTTGAACCACACCACCGGGTAGACCAAACAGGCCACCGCCGACCGCTCCTTTAATAAATGCCTCTTTGTACTGCTCAATGTTCTCAGGAGACAACAAATCTTTGGCACTGCCAGCCAACTTTTGGGCGTACACGCCAATGGCTTCTTGAACGGATTCGGTCAAACCTTCGGATGCGGCAGTCTCAGCGGCCTCCCTGCCAATTGTTTTCCAAGCCACGGGAGCGGCACCAGACCTCTTTGCCATCTCCTCAACAACTTTAAGTTTGCCGTATTTACCCAACGTGTTCAGGACTTTAGCTGGCAATACCGAATCCAATGACGCACTCAAGCCACCAGTCAGGGCAGCAATGCCAGACTCAAAATTGCCTGTCTCTCGGTAAATACCTTCAAAAATTTCAGGAGCGTTTTGGGCATACGAACCAAGAAAGACACCGCCATACATACCTTTACGGGCACCAGCTTCAGCGGCTTGCTCCACTCCAGCCAAAGCAGCACGGGTAGGTGCGCCAGCGGCTGTGGCTTCAGCAAGAGCGGCTCTTCTGGCGGCAGTACCAAGAACTCGACTACCTGCACCGCCTGGGACTATAGAGGCCAATGCGCTGGGAGCCAATTCACCTATTGTTTCAGCCCCGTATTCCAAAGCCTCAAAAGGGCTGCTAATATCCTTGTACGAGCGGAATCGAGTGGGATACTTTTGCTCCAATTCCTGACGTGCCTGTGCCGCCTCTTGCATTTGGCGTTCAGCGTATTCTTTGTCACCACCTAACCCCGTGCTGATCATTGCAGGGATGATGTCGGTAGCGGCAATCCCAAGTTCACCCGCACTTCGCATGAAGCCACGTTTGGCTATTGTGCCCAAACTGGCTGGTGGTTTGGGCATTGAGAAGTCGTATTTTTCTGCCAGTCTCCCAACCAAACTGTCGTACTGTTCAGATGTAAGGTTGTCAGGGAACTCAACGGCTCCCAGTTTTGGCAGATTGACGATCATGGTTTATTCGCTCAACAGGTCATACACGTTTCGCACTTGTGCGTCTTGTGACACTTGGTCACGAATACCTTGTGTGTTATCCGAAATATATGCACGGCGTTGCTGACCGTACATATACCTTGCCTTATCTGGGCCGTACTGTTCAGTCAATTGTTTCATCAATGTGCGAGCATCTCTGGAGTTGTCAAAATCCAACCCAGCTTTACGAGCAACATCAGCAACACGAGCTTGGCCTTGCAGCGCAGAAGCGGCTGCGGATATGCCACGAGATTTGGCCAACTCTTTTTTAATGCCCAACTCTTCACCGTGGATACCCAACATGCCTTGTTGGTATGCACCAGCCTGTGCAATTTGTTGCGCTTGCAATTGGAGTTGCCGCATAGACACTTCCAACTGACGCATGTTGGTGGCGTGTTGCATGGCTGTGGCGTTGTCGCCTTTCTGCATAGCCAAACGGTATTTGGCGTTCTCCATTTGCAATAGCGTATAGGCATCTTCGGCCTTGTCGATTGCTTTTTGGCTTTCAGCGGCAGATGCGGCCAACGCAGGTGAAGCGGCAGCGGCAGATTCAAGCGCTCCAGCAAGACCAGGACGACGGGCTTGACCGGGTTTAGCGGCACCAGCCGCCCATTGGAACCCAAATTCAGCCAACATTTTGGGCAACATTTCCGAACGAATCTTATCTGCACGCCCTGAAAGTTTCTCTCCCAATTTGTCCAGTCTGTCCAATATGGGTTTGTTTTCTGCGGACAACCTATCTCGCATTTGCTCGTATGCACCCATAAGGCTATTTACAGATAGACCATGCGCATCAGCCATAACTTTGAGGGCTTCTTTCACTCCAGCACCAGTTGATGCGGATGAAGCGGTTGTGCCAGTCATCCGGTCAGCTCTTTCAGCGGCATCACTATCAGAATAGGCTGGAACTTTAGGCGCGGCTTTTTCTTCACGTGGCAACACGTCATAACCAAACAACATGCCACGCAGCCCCGGTGTGTAGGTCTCACCCTCACGAACGTTTTGTTTGGGGCTAAATGTTCTACTCAGCGCCTGTGTGTCCACCTCATAGTCCGGTGCGCCCAGTGGGTCTTGATACACAACCTCTTCACCCTTATCACCACCCTTGGCAAACGCCACAATGCCACCACCAGCGGCAGCAACAATGTTGTCTTGCACTTCGGGAGACAAAGAGTTAAACGCACCGCCAAGACCGGAACGCATGGAGACATTTTCAGCCAACAGTTTGTCAATATAGTTGACAGTCTCAAGGTCTCGACGCGCCAGTGCAGCCTGTCTGGCTTTTTGTAACGCCCCATCATTTGCACGAATATCGTCAAGGGCAGAGCGTTCAAAATAGTCGCTGGTCACTGAACCTTTATCACCTGCATAGGTTTTGACCTCACCACCTTCAGCGTATGAGTTAATTAGGCCGCCATCTTTGACCAGTTTGCTCAAACCGTATGCACCCAT